TCTAAACGGAACCTGCTTCCACAAGTTTTCTAATTCTCCCGCAGCTAATGTACCTCTACCCCTTGGAGTATGGTCTGCATTGTGTCCAACGGGCCGAAGAATAAACTTCGCACCTGTAAAAACAATAGCGAAAGGTCTAAATTTTGGGTGCGTAAAATAAATCGTATCGCCTGACTGCGCATACTGAAGCTCGTCTAATTCTTCTTGGGTAAATACATAATAACCATCAAAAAGATACCCTGTACCAGAGTCATATTCGTTAACTATATCTTCTTTTACTATAGGGTATATATCGTCAAATGTAGCTGGTCCACTATTAGCCCTGTCTACATCAATTGCAGCCCATGAATAATCCCCATCATCAAACTCATCAGTTGTAATAACTATTTGGAAATGTTCCCCGGCCGCTGTAGTAAACGGAAACAGTCTAGCCCCATCGATAGTCTTTGCTGAGTCTGCTACTAATACCCCTGTAGCTACAGTCCTACCTAAAACCTCATATTTATGAATTGATCCAGGTCTTCTAGACGCCCCACCTTGAGGATGTATAATTTGATTTCTTACTTTTTCACAGCCTTGGTTATATTGCTGCGTATCCGTTCTACCTAAGTATTTCTCACTCACTTCACCTGAGACGAAAGAGTTATTTATATGGTTATTTCTAGCCACTGTTTAACTCCTACGGCGATTAAGCCAATCATCTGCTATAACCCTAGGGGTGGATGATTCTTGAGCGTTAAAACTCCTAGCTTGTGCTAATGCTTTTTGATATCCCGCGAATATACTCTCACGAGTAGAAGCTACTTGAGTTAAAGAAAATATTATTTCATTTGCATACGCCCAAGCTAGAACCTCAACAAAATTATCATCAAAAATTGTTGGGTCAGTTACATCTCGAACATATTTTATATTTACGGGAGTAAAATTAGTGTAAATCTCATTACCCATTCTCTCCCAAGGCTCTGTCGGATTCGGCGTATCAAGTTTTATTACCCTTAAACAATTTGTGGGTAGCGTAAATTCATATGTCCAATCGAAAAGAGGTACTGTAACAGTAGGTGCTAGTTGAATCATTACCTTGGCAAAATTCCAAGGGTGAGCACGAATTAAATCTTGCCGCACCCTTGTAGCACATGCGTTTATAAGTCTAGCGCGAGTAGAATCGTCACTTGTACTTAATATAGGTTCAGCCCCACATTTAAGAAGGGCTGAGTTATATATCTCTGTAAGTGACGAAACACCCATGAACTACTCCTTAGTCAACTATATATTGAATCCACACTTGGTATGTATCACCACCTGCATCAGCCGTAACTTCAGTTACATCTAATACAACTGTAGTCTCAGCTAAAAATTTCTTACCAATAGCCGCGCCGTCTAACTCTTGTAAAACCGCTGCTGCACCTGGATCAACCGCTGCTGCGAAACCATCAACATCTACTGTATCAACACCATTGGCTTCATAACCGATCTGAAAAATACCTGTAGCGCCTGCTGCTTCACACTTTACTTTACCGCCGATTACTCTAGCACCTTTTGGTAATTTACCAAGGTAAATAAAATCGGCTGTAGCTAACTCATTCGCAGCTGGAACAACGTACTCATCAAAAAGAATTTTTACGTGGCCATTATACTCACCTTTTCCTGCTTTTTCACTTGGCTTATTTACATAAGCTTTTGTGTAATTTACTCCATATAAATCTGTCATTTTTATTTCTCCTAGAAATTATTAGTTTAAAATTAAGGGCCCCTTATAGAGCCCCTTTAATTATGCTTCTGAACAAAGAGCGATTGCTACACGAACCTCTTCCATTCTTACTGCTCCAACACTCATTGAAACGTAAGGCTGAACCGCGTAAGACTTATCATCTCTCTCAGTGATTCTTGCTTTCATGTCTTCACCAACTGATAGTAAAAGACCTGATTGAGCCCAAGCTACACACTTTCTAAAACCAGTTGTATCACTTGTACCGGCTGCTACTGAACCATCTGTGAAATCAGCATCATAACCTTCTGCTGCAAGAACAGTTGGTAAACGCTCAGTACGGATGAATTTAAAGCCCATAAACGTATCGATTTGACCGTCAACTAATGCTTTAACACTGTTATAATCTGCACTTGTTAAGCTAGTATCCCCTAATAGAGAATAAATTTGGCTTGAACCAACCGCAAGATAACGATGCTCATCTTCCATAACATCTGCTGCATCAAATTTTTGCTTTAAACCACGAAGAGTATTTACACTCATGTTGTCAAAAGTTGTCCCGTCATTTGCTGCATAAATTTGACCTACTGGGAAAGCAATACTTGTTTGGCCGCTTTCACCTGCACGAGCTACTCCAACCGCTGCTAGAATGATTTCATCATCCATTGCGCGACCCATAGCCCACATTGCTGCCATTACATATTCACTAGTTGGCTCTTGAATTATTCTGATTTTATCTTGTTGATCGATTAGATCTGCCCACTCATAATCTTCCAATGTAACCATACGTCTAGTATGTGGAGTATCGATTTGTGGAGTGTTCGAGTGACGACCTACTTTTTTAACAGGATCTACTGCACCGATTCTATCATAGAACGCCGCTTTCCCTTTTTGAGTTTCGTTTCTAACACACATTTTAAGGCGTGAACCTTTTTGTTGTGAAAGCATAAGTACATTTGCACTAAATTGCTCCACCATTGCTTCTGTAATTTCAACTGACATTTTTCCCCCTATGGAAAATAATTAAAAGTTTAAGTTTGTTTCGTCTTAAATTCTAAAAGTTATCCAAATGAGGGCTTCTAATGACCATATCTCTTTTTTACGGACCGTAGTTGGCTATCCGAAGATAAGGTGTATTTTGACTACTAAACCTATCTTCGGTATAAATTTTCAATAAATCAAGCTTTTCCGCTTGCAGATATCTTAAATAACTGCTCCATTTTTCTTTTTGCTTCTTGATGCCCAGCTTTTTCAGGATTCCAATAAGGATGCTCTTTATCTGACATAATATCCTTGGTCTCAAGTCTTGCTTGCGCTGGAGTTGGCATACCATGTGCTGATCCTCCACCCTCTAAAATCTTATCTTCACTTAACGTGTTCCCAGCTTTTGCCAGCAACCTAATTAAGTTTACATTAGAGCCTAGACCTGAATTTCTAATTGTCTCTCTTTCCTCATCCGTTGCAAATTCATTTAGTGCAGCTTTTGCCTTCGCAACTTCCTCACCGTATGAATCACCCCACTCTTTTTTAAGACCCATAAGATCAGCCATTTGCTTCTCTTTCATCGCCTCCATTTGAGCGGAATGTACATCACTGTCTGTTTTTGCAAACCATTCTACTAATTCCTTAGCCTGATGAGGTAAAATCCCGTTCTTATGTAAAATAGGCTTTAGACCGTCCATGAAAGCGTCCGCAATCTTAATATCCTTGTTGATATCTAAAGCGTAATCCTCAACTTTATCCACAAGACCTAGTTTTTTATAAACCCCAGCCCAATCCTCTTCACTGGAATGCTTGCCAGGCACCGGAATCTTCTCCGCACCAATCATTTTCTGAGCATTAGCATATGATTTTGCCAAGTTCTCCACAGTAGAAATGTCTTTTAAAAATGTCGCTGTCTTTAACTCATCGGGCAGAGAGTCTTTCCAATTTTCAGGAATTGAAATTTTACTTCCCCCGCCTTCACCACTACCACCATCTCCTGAGGGTTTTTCTTCGCCTGTACCAGCGCCTCCCCCATTATCTCCTGCGTCGTCAAATAATGCCCCGCCGCTCTCGCCAGCATCTTTTGAAGCTGCGCCTCCTGAAGACTCCCCTTCATTTCCCATTTTTTCATGTAAATTATCCCCTTTTTTTATAAACATCTATCCCTCACTATCTATGGATTTAATCATAGCCCGAAGCTTCTCAGGCTTATTATTTAATATCTGTAATATACGTAAAACCACGGCCCTTTGACCTTCCATGTAAATACCCTCGTCAGCATTCCCACGAAACGTAGATGATAGCATTCCATGAGCCCTGAACATGTCATCTAAGACCTTCTGACCCTGAATACTACTAAATACCTTAGTGTAGTCTGAAACCTTCGCTGTATAGCGCTTAGCCGCCTCTATTTGGGGGCTTACTTGTTTTGATACCATCTTCCCGACTCCTATTTATTATTTAACCGCTTTTACTAGTTTTGATGCTGAATCCGCCTGCATAGCCTGCTGTTCAGCCTGCTGAGCCGCTTGTTCAGCTTGCGCTCTTTGTTTTCTTATCCCCTGAACCGCTTCCTTGTCACGAATTAATTCTTGTGGGAAATTAAATAGCTTACCAATATATCTTACCGCTGCGTCATTATCAAAATTATCTAAAGCCGAAGGATCCGCACTTATAAACGTAGATGCAGTCTGCATGGTTCTTTGAATGTTTTGAACTTCACTTTGGCGTTGAGACATTGCCATAACGGATGAAAACTTAACCTTAATAGGCTGGCCCGTCTTTTCAATGTAAGCCTTGATCTCCTCTGGAAGTTTAGGGATCTTTTCTTTCTTCTCTAAAATATCATAAATTCTAGTAACCAATGGTTGCAGAAACTCTACTTCTTGACGAGCTAACATCGGCCCTAG